CGCGTTGTCCACCTATACTGATAGGTAAGGTGGTATCTCGATACCATCCTGCAACGTAGTAGTATCGCTTTCGCAATCACTCATATGCAGGTAAAGCTTATGAACCAGTGATGACATACGAATTTTACGTAAATCCTTCTGATCCAGAAATGGATTATCAGGATCTGGTAAATATTCGACAGCCTGTAGCTCTAGTAGTTCCTTATCAGTATAAGGATCTATTTCAGCTAGGGCTTCCAATCCTTTGAAAAGCTTGACGAGTAATTCACGTCGAGCGAGGATTTGAGCCTCTGGTTGTATGGTAGGAAGTTGCCAGTCTCCCCCTGTGAAATATTGTACATCAAGGTAGCCAGCATTTAGGCTGGCCCAGGATGCAAGATACGTACCTGTTGGCATCGTATCGTTATAATATTTCATAGCCTGGTCTGCTAGGCCTTTTAGTCTAAGAAGCTTAAACGTGAGTCTAAGCTCTTCTTCTTCAAAGCCAGCCCACCCAGTGAACTCTTCATAACCCTCATCTGAGGGCTTGATTAGGCCTGTAAGTGGGTTGCTGACCATGCACCAAACATAGTCTCTTATTTCTCCATTTGGAAAATGAAATTCTATGCACTGGCGGGGTAGCGTCGGGTTATCGAAACGCTGCTTAAGTTCCCTAATACCTTCTAAACAAAGGTAACGGTTACGTAAACTTAGTATCTTACCCGGAGTCAGCGGCGTCAAGTCTTTACCATTAAGGTAAATTCTTTTCGCAATCTCTGCAGAGGAGTGAAAGCTCCCCTGTTCGGATCTTGTTCCCTTATAAGGATTGACTTCAACGCCTAGGCGTTGAATGACATCACTATAAAGGGATGCTGAATGCTTGTCTGCAATAGCAACATCATCACCGATTAGTCTGTACAACCGTTTAGAACGGCAGTACTCGACAACGGAGTGATGAGCTAGAGCACAGAGCGGCCAGGACGCGTAAGCGCCCATTGGTTGCCCTGCGGCATATTTGACTTTTTCGCCTGACCACGCAACGGTGAATGTTCTATCCGCAAGGATAGTCCACCACGCTTTCGCAAGTTCTTTGTTTTCACAAAGTTCATACAGAAGCTTTTCCTGGATTTCTCTTGGAAAACGGTCCGTGAAGGCTGAAAGATCAAAGGTCTCAACAAATGCTTTCACATTTGTTAATTCCTTAACGTAGTTTCCT